TGCCTAACTTTAGCAAATGGGTTAGAGCAGCTCTTCTTGAAACTGATAAAAGGAATAGTTTCCGAACTGAGTATCATATGTGGTGTCCTGATTGTCCTGAATATGTTAGAGTTAGTGACAACCCACCGCGGTTTGGTATGTACTGCACTAAATGTAATCATCTAATGGAAGGAAAGTGGGTTCAAGCATGATGTGCCAATGCGCAATATGCGGTTTTACTGGTGAAGTCTTTGACTACCATCTGTGGAGATCCACTGATAAAAAATATCCTCAAGTATGGATATGTGATATCTGTTACGCTGATTTAAGGTAAGACTGCCCTTAACGTTAGAAGTAAAGCTAATTTTTTTCCCCTACTACTATTTTCTCTAAATGGGTCATACGGAAGCCTAGTAACAGGGTCAATGTAGTTAGGCAGATTTTGTTCAAGTAATAGAATTGAATCTGATAGTTTTGGTTTTACTTCTGATTCAACTTCTTTATCTTCTTCAAACATTTTTATTTGATTAATATTAGATTGACTTTGAAGTTCTAACCATTGTAAACTTTCTAGTTTCATTTTCCTCAAACCTGATTAGCAAGTTCATATGACCTCTTTAATCTCATCATATATTCTAAATCCGGTTCTTCAACAGTAAATGCGTCTAATATAACTCTTTTAGCAGGCAAGGTGATTCTTTTTGCTCCATCTCTATTATCTGCAGGTGCCGGAGTAGCAAATACTCTATAACAATATAAACAGTCAGCCGCGGTAGGTTCTAAACTACTATAATAATTATCGACCGCGTTTAATAAACTTGCATTACCACTAGAGCCAAAAGCACCAGCACCAATTGTGCTATTGGGATATTTAACTTCAAAATGACCATGGATAACATGAGTTCTGTTAAAATTACCAAACTCAAGAAGACCAGGTGCAGGATATGGAGTGAAACCCGGAGAAGATGCGCATGCTGCTACTAATTGTTCATCGTTAAATGGTACGCTTGAGATTATAGTATTCTCAAGTATTGCATCAGTATTGGGATTATACGATAACCAAAAAATTGAATCTGCCCCACCTAATTGTTCAAATGACCTTCGAAATCCAACAGTCAAGTCGGATTGAGTATAACCACTTAAATCTAGCTTCATTTCTTGACAATATACATTGGTTGCAATTTCTCTAGTATCAGTAAATAGATTATATCCCCAAGTAGCGGGGTCTCCTAAATCAGATTCTATACTAAACCAAGGAAACTCTACTACTAATGTTCTATCCATTACTTTTTGCCCCCTTTCTTTTTTGGTTTGACTTTTTTCTTGTTAGTTTTTGAAGCTAATCGTTCTAAAATAATATGAATCATTTTTTAGACCTCTTGAATGCTTTAGACATAGCTGCTAAATCTAGTCTTCCTTTTTTTGGTCCTCTCTTGAACTTGATGTGGTTAGCTCTGTTCTTAATGTAACGTTGCCATTGCGATAGTTTACGTCTAGTCTTCTTAGCCGTTGTTTTAACTTCTTTAACGGTCTCAACAACATCAGTAACAGTGCGCTCAGCCCGCCCAAGTAAAGCTCTAAGTTCATCGAGAGACCCCTCTATCTTAACCAAAGGGATCACCTTCAGTTATCAGAAGCGGTCGATTGTATTGCAATAGCCATCCAGTCTTTTGTTCCTAGTTTTACAACTCTACATCTGATTCTAGCAGTTATTGTTAGTGTACTTGTTGCGTTGCTTATAGCTCCAAAACATCCAGCAGTTAGATAAAGACTATCATTGACAACCATAAATGCTTCTGACAAAGCTGCAGGACCGAAGTTATCTGGGTATAAATCATTTGTATGTGTTGCAATGTTGTTAGATGTATCAATGTTTAATCCACCAGAAGCAATTAAAGATTGATTATCCCCTCTTACAAATAGAGATGATGGGTTTAGATCGGTAAGTTGCATACCAAGTGAACCATTACTTTGTAAAAATCTAGCTACATCAGGAGAATGGTTTGAGCCAACTGTGCTAATGAAATCTACAGATTCCACAGCCACAGCTTGCCCTGTTGCTACATTCACATATGCACCAAGGTCAATAACCCCTTGCACTATTGTTCCGTCTGCACTTGCTGCAGGTATCATTATACTTTCTGTCAGGTAAAAACTACCTGTTTTTGCTGTCGCCATAGCAACTTGTGGCTGCCGACCGCCTATAAACATCACTTCAATCTTCTAATCGGTGGCAGAGGGTGTGGCGTACTATCTTACCACCACTTCCCCTCCTCCACCCGTTTCTAACTAGCCATACTATTTTACCTTAGTAGTCAAATTTTTACAGCATATATATATACGAATTCCTATTGGGTTGTAACATGAAAGATATGGAACACGATCAATGGAGCAAGATGGGAGAAGAAAATTTGGGTGAACATAACATAAAATGGGCTGAAAAGATGGAAGATTGGCACATGGGAGTACCTGGTCATGGCCCTTTAACATTAATGAAGGCAATAATGAATGATTATTGGGCAGATAATGGTAAAACATTTGACTGGCCTGCTGAACATGTAAATATGGTTATGTCTAAATTATATTGGTGTTGGTGTGCCTGGTTACATTGTAGTCACTTAGAAGTTGGTGAAGAAGAATGAAGCGTCATAAGATGGTAAATCTATGTCCAACTACATTTGAGATCGCTTCAAAGATGCCTAACTTTAGCAAATGGGTTAGAGCAGCTCTTCTTGAAACTGATAAAAGGAATAGTTTCCGAACTGAGTATCATATGTGGTGTCCTGATTGTCCTGAATATGTTAGAGTTAGTGACAACC